AATAATGGAAAATTGTCATTAGGTAAATTACTCCTAATAACTTGGCTACTTTGAAAAGGAAATGATGCACGAGTTTACACATCTGACTCAGGCAAGATTTCGCCCTTATCAATAAAGTTGTCAAAAAAAGTTGAAGGCACCACAGAACCTGATTCTTTTAAACTTTCATTATCAGAGATAAGATTGTTTAATTGAATTATGTCAGGTAACATGTGGTCTATACCTAGAAACCTCAAGTGATCTAACAAATTGTTAGCTTCCACTTGTACTAAACTTGTTTTATTACCTTCACCAGTCGGTCAAGGGAAATTCAAAACAAGACCCCCGTCTTCGTTTGAAGTGGGTGGGTTATTTAAAGCCCGATTTAAATCCGAATATAAAGCAACTAGTGCCTTAGTATTTGATTTATCGGTGAGTCCAAATCTTGAGAAGAACTTCTTATCAAGATAGGCCTCATTACACGCTATAATGAGATCAATTAGTCTCTTAATAGCTCTAGGATTGATAGTAATACCTTCAACAGTACCAAAATCATCCGTCGAATCCATTAGGGAGTAGGTTTCGAAACCACTCTCGTAGGCCTTTTGGCCTAGACTACCACTAATGTTAACTCTGTCATTGACAGCGATTATGTTTTGGAGGTCATGTAACCTCGCAAGGGTTAAATTATTATTGAGGGCAAATTCCCACAATGATAATTGAGACAACGTAAAGTTATTTACAAGTATGAAATTCTTTTCTACTTGTAACCGTTGCTCTTTGGTGTCTTTATTAGCTGCAAAATGCAGATAATTTTTTAACGCCGGAAAGCACAGTAGATTGATTAGGAAATTCCTAATATCAACTACACTTAAATTTTCACAATGAATTTTATTAATAGGTTTTTTACCCATTGATAATAATTCAATGTTTTCTATTAGTGAGCTAAAGAAAAGTATTTTCTCATGATTTTTAACCATGGAATCTATCTTTTCCTTAGGGCTATTAGCTTCAAAAGTCTTTAACTTCATTGCTAATAACTCTTCTGTACTAAACATTACATTACGTTCTGACAAATGTTTTTTGTATGTCAGCACGTAAAAATCGTTTTTCCTGAACTTAACAGTTAAGGAAGGCGAAATTATGCTTATATCGTTATGTTTTCAAGAATTTCTTGAAACATACTCAACGAAAGAACCAAGCTTAGTCATGGACTTCGTTTTGTTTAAGTTTATAGGAACACCAATCCCTTCAAAGAGATTCACAAATTTATTGTCAATATCTTGAAGCGTCATATCGTCACCTACTTCTAGGAAGAAAGGATCGAATAGACCTGGATAATATTTATTATAACAAAATTTAATAAATAACATATTGGTTAGCATAGCAATTGCGAAGCTACCTTTGGTGCCCATACCTTGACCCTTACCGTATTTAACGGTATTGTTCGAGTTACCTATATTTCAAGGGCAAGATACTGCTAAGCCTCTTCAGGCTAGCGCTAATTTTTGTCCGAACAACGCCTTTACCACTACAAATTGTAGCGATGAAGGTAGGTTATCTGTTCACTCTGAAGCGTCTAAAGAACGCAACTGCTCCAGGATTTCTTGGGGTAGTGCCATAATTTGGGCCCAACCTTTGGTGTGAGAATAAAACGAACATTGTTCTGGGAACAATTTCATCGTAACTCTATTGACCTTTTTTTCTAAAGGTTGTAGAAGGCATTGAGTTCAGTAATCACAAATTGCGATTACTCTACTCTTATTGCCAGAATCTGTAACTGCCGTCAGCTTTCTTAGTTTTATTTTATTTAAGTTGGCGTCCGGATTTTCTTTTTTGAAAATCTCAGCTACTGATTCTAGATAACTTAAGAATGGTTGGTTAGATGTCACATGACAATAGTCAGTGAAGTATTTAATTAAACCATCCTTGTTTTGAATTAAAGCATAAGCTTCCATTGGAGCGGATTCCAGTTTTGGGACTCCGTTGGGCCCATTAGTGGGACCTCCAAATGGCGTTATGTTTAGATCAACTAAATCAATTAATTCTGATTCAGTTGAAAGTTCAGTTCGAACGAATCGTTCGAATTCTGAAAATAATTCCTGATCTATTTTAAATGTTGCTTTGATGTTATTAACATCAAGCTCCTTAAATGACTCGGACACCCTGTTTATTTTAAATAGAGTGACAAACAATCGTCTCAACTCAGCTACTTGTTTTTCGGTAACTGGTCCGTTGGGAGAGAAATCGACCACTAGGTGGAAGTACTTTCTCAAGAAACTTAATTGGGTAGGTCAAAAATCTTTTTGCCCTATCGACGTAAATTCTGGAGCC